ATATCCCCAAAGTCAGGGATATCAGGCATAGGATATAACCAGCCTACAAAATCCTCAATTATATCAACAAATACATCAACAATATCGGTGACAAAATCAACTATTTCCTCAAACGGATTCCAGCCACCCATTACATCAACCTCCAATTACCACCCATATTTTCAAAACCTAATCTTTGAAAAACAGGGTCTATTCCTAAACCAGATGTGATTGATAATACGATAGGCAAATCTTCAGAAACTTTTTTTACTGAATCAATTAATGTTTTGACAAGTTTAAAATTTCTAAATTTTTGTTTTATATATATCATTTGTATTTGCAGTATTTTACTCTTACTAAAAAAATATTCTGATTTATTAAACATGCAACAACCAATTAATTCATCACGATCTAAATCTTTTAATAAAATTATCTTACCTCTTTGTAATATTGTATTAATAAAATTTAATAGTTTATCTCTATCAATTTCTGGAAAACTTACATCTTCTAAATCAACATTTTTATATTCTACTAATAAATTGTAAACATTCTCTATATCTTTTTTTTCTGCTTGTAATAGATGAACACTAGTCACGTTCTTCCCCATTTAATATCACGAACAGTTAGAGCCGCAAACTCCATACCTTTATCACTTGTAAAAAATCTTTGTTGTGAATTATCAGTAGTAGTACGCCCAGATGTTTTACTAAAGTTTCCCCAATGTGAAGTTATACTTAGAATTAAATTAGCAGTAGTTGTGTTGTCACTAATTTTATATTCATCAATAGTACCAAAGAATAAAAGAAATGGGTCAGATATTAAAGCGTTATTTGAATCTAAATAACCACGATAGATATAAACATTATCATTAATTATATTTTCACTTAAAGCTATTGATACATAAGTTTGATCTACGGCTGATAGACTTATTGATAAAGTGTTTTTACTTGGTCTATTAGTTTCATTGACCCCTGTAATACTTCTTAGATGTCCGTTAGATTGATAGGTCCTTGATGAACCAGAAATACTTGAAGTTAAATCAAATGAAGCGTTTGTAAGATATATGGGAGTAGAAAAACCTATTTCGATTAATAGAACAGGGTCTATATTACCTGTTGCAAGTTCTGTTTTGACTGAATTTGATAATCCTCTTGCCATTATAAACTTTCAATAACATCAAACTCGTACCGATAAATAGGGTTTCCGTCTTTATCATTTTGGTTAATTTCGAATTGTTGAACATCGCTAGTCAAGTGAACTGTAAAAGGAATTGAATCATAAGTGACTGAACTATCATTTGTTAATGCAGTTCTTAGTGGTGGCTCAATCGTGACTGTTGCCGCATTACTTGAAGATGTCACATCAGCAACAATCATATAAACCTTGTCATGGGCAAACTTAATATAATCACCAGCTTTTAATCTACCAGCACTATCACCAGCAAATCCGTCAATCGCAATCGTTGTATCTGCAACGGAATGTGCACCATTCACAAGCAAAGTTCCTGTTTCACTGCCAAGGGTATTAAATCCACTTGGTAAGGTTATGGTAAAACTTTCTTTTCTTGCTCTTTGCTTCATAATAAAAGCCTGAATAGGTGCAAAATCCGTTCTTTTCATTGGAGGAAATGAAACTGTAAAACTAAATCTTTGTCCTTGAATTTGTCGCCTAAATGTTTTGCCACTATCAGTTTCACTGAATAAAGTTTTTTGATTACTTTGTATATTAACGGCATTAAAATTTGTACTAGGAAAAGCACCACTCATATAATTGCTACCTTACCTTTTTCATTAACGGCATTATTAATCATATTAACAATAACACCTCTACTATTAACTAATAATTCATTAAACCCTCTAGCATCAACTGTATTAATATTAAAATTAACAGTCACAGGCTGACTACCACCTAATTTATCATTTGGTATAATTGTTCCAGCAGTATTGGGAACAAATAATTCTGGTCCACCCTCTCCAACAAGACTTGGTTGACCAACAGGAGGACGACCACCTTTTTCAAATCCTCTAATTTTATTTACTAAACCTATACCAGCAGCTATTGTTGCACCAGCCGCAATAACACCAAAAGGAACTCCACCAAAATTTTTAAATGCTCTTAGTGCCGCAGTATATACACTAATTAATGCATCTCTAATGGCTGACGCCTTAAACATTTCGACTGCTTTTGCCAATGCTGATTTTATTGCCGCACCTATTAATGCTTCAACAATCATTCTTGTAATAACTTGTGCAAAATCTTGAAATTGTAATTTTTCTGTCATTACAAAATCAGTTAACATAGTCTTTAATTCTTTGAATGTTTCTTTACCTATATTTTTAATTGTTTCAAAACCTGTTTTTTGTGCATTAACTGCATCCATGAAACCTTCTTTAAATTTTTCATAAGCCTGTGTTAAAAGAGAAACTTCTTTTTTTTGTTCATGTACATCAATAGTAATAGTTTTTAATGGAACATCGTGTAGTGCTTGTTCTACTTCATCAATCATATTTTGTAATGCTTTAAATTCATGTGAAGTTTTATCAAGACCATGTTGCATCCCTTGTAATTCATTTCTAAATGCATACGCTTCATCTTGAATTCTTTGAAAACCTTTAACTCCATTATCTTCTAGTATTGATAATTGATCTGTAATTAGTTCTAATTCATCGCCAAGTTCGGACATTGTTTTTGGTTTTTCTAATAAAGCAAAAAATTCATCTAACTTGCCTGTCATATCTGCAATAATGAATCCAGCAGCAGCTAATAAACCAATAAAATTACGCATTGATACTTTGTTTAAAGTTCTAAATGCAAGACCAACTTTTTTAATTGCTATGGCTAGTCCTAACATTCTTCTAGTGACGCCAAATATTACAACTGCCATACCGAGAGTTTTAATTAATTCAAAATTTTCTTTTAAGAAACTTATTGAAGTTGATGCGACTGTGACTGCATTTGCTAAACCTTTTCCTATTGCTTGTGCTATATCACTTATGGCTTGTTCGTTTTCAGCTAACGCTACATCTAAAGCACCAAACTCTTTTTTTAATGCAACAAAAAATTCTTCTGCAACTTGCTTTTGAAAATTAAAATATTTATCCCCTATCATTGATAGAGTACCTTCAAGAGTATTTGCTAAATCTTTAGTAGCACCAGCAAACTGTCCGTCTTTTCCAAAAGTTTTAAATAATGCATCTCTAGTTTGTTCTACTGATACAGTTGCACCAGCACTAAAACCAAGCATTGCTTTAACACCTCTTTCTCTAAATAAATCAGCACTAGATATACCAGCAGATAATGATCTTTGAATTTGCTCTGCAGTAGTTCTAAAATCTAAACCTGTGACTGCAGCTACGTTTCCTGTAAGTTCTAATATTTCAGCAAGTTCATCAGCGTCTTTACTTACGACTGCTAAAACACCTGAACCTTGTTGTATTTGTTCAAGACTAAAAGGGACTTTCGAAGCAAATCTTGCCATTGCTTCAAATGCCTTGGCACCTTCTTCAGCAGTACCAAATAAAAATTTTAATCTAACTTGTAATGATTCAATTTGTTTTCCTACATCTACAAATGATTTAATTGCAACTCCAGCACCTAAACCTATAAGAGCATTTTTTAAGTTGAATACAGAATTTTTTAATGAATTGACACCACCTGTAGCAGATTGCATCGCTTGTCTTGTTTTATCTTTAGCGATGATATCAATATTTACTTTTTTGGTTGCCATTATCTTTTTGCCTTTGCTAAGCGTTCTTGTTTTTCTTGTTCCTCTTGTTGAAGATTAAAATACGCAATCCACATATTAAACTCATATACGGACATTTGCAAGATTTCTGGTAAGGTCTTGTGAAGTTTTTCGCCTAGAGCAAAGGCATTATGTAATTCTGTGTTATTTTTTAGTTTTTTTTTGCTTCAAGAACAGTTGTATTGCCTGTTCCCATAATCTTTGTCGCAACATCTGCAATAACATTTGTATCTGCTTTAGTTTTAAAAGCTAGAATGTGTGTAGCATTAAACATCTTATCACCATCTTTGGTCAATGCTTTTTCAATGATAACATCAATCAAAACAATAAGATCAGTATCTTGTGCACCCTTAAATATTTTTGATTTCTCAATCATATTAAAAGGTTTGCAATAAATCGCTTTATCGCCTGTTAATCCCCATTCAGGAACCTCTATAACTTGTGTATCTAGTGTTGAAAAATGATCTCTGACTCCGTCAAAGTAATCAATTTTATCAGCCATTCAATTATACAGTTCCGATAGTTAGACCACCTGTGCCTTGTAGAGAAACTGTTCTTGTAGTCACTCCGTCAAGTGTCACGCCAACTGACATTCCTGTGACGATACCTGTACCAGAAAATTTTCTGTCCCCTGATGCATTTCCTTCTGGCATAAATTCAAAACTCGCACTAGCACCTTGTACTAAAGTAGTTTGACCAGAATCAGTTTCATCAAAGTTCATATCAATAGTAGCAGTGAATGTACCTCTGCCAACAAGATATGATTTCATTGAACTTCCTAATGGTGTATCTTCAACAACGTCTTGTGTTGTATCAATAGTGAATCCAGTAGCGTTTCCGATATTAGTTCCACCAACATGAACAACTCCTTCTTTTCCGTGATGTGTTGCCATAATTTACTCCTTTTTAGATTTGGTTAATTCTTTTATAATCTTTTCAGTCTCTTTTTCAACTGAAATTTTCTTTTTATTTTCGATAACTTGATAACCTATGCTTGTGTAATGTTCAACGAAATCCTCTGAACAAGTAATCATGCTATCGCCCTTTTTCATTTTTACGTCTTTTGCCATTATGCACTCCCTCTTGTGAATTCATACATTACTCGCACAGTTATTCTCACACCACCATAAGGATAGATAGTACCCTCGTCTGATGATGCTTCAACAATTTGTGTATCCAATGCATTTCCATTTCTAGTTATATCAGAATCAAGAGTTTCTTCAACTACTTCAATAATCTGATTTCTAACAGTATCAATATTGCTTGTTGTACCTTTACCAAATGCAACAATAATAAAATCTATTGTACCTCTATGTGTTCCTGAGCCTGTATCACCCATTGAAGATACTTCTCTTGTTTCGTCACCTGATTGTATAAAAGCACTTGGGAACTGCGCATCACTTAATTCTTCAACCTCAAAAGGCTCTCTTGTGAGTTTCTTGAACTCAATAGGACTTGAAACTGCATCAAGTTTGGAAATAATATCGTTTGCTATGTTTTCTCTTTTGCTCATATTCTTAACTGACTAAAATAAAATCTACTAAATTCATTTCTAATTTTATCCTCTTCTTTATTACCGATAGAGAAAAAAGGTCTTTTAGTTTTTCTTTTTCCTACTCCTAACACATCATGCCTAAAGGCAATTTTTGCTCTCTCTTGATTAGAAAAAAATAATGAACTCTTATTTCCTCCTACTTTAAAATCTAAACTTCTAAACATTTTACCTGTATCAGTCAAATCTACAAATGAAACTTGACGTCCTTTGTCTTGTCTCATCTCTCTAGTTTTTTTTGTATATGGCTCAAAACTACCTCCGTCTGGTAATTTACCTGACTGTGTTCTTTTAGTAATCATTAACACTGCCATGTTTGAAACTCTGTTTAATGAAGTTTTTATTGCTTTGGATTGACGTCTTGAAATACCTTTAAGAAAGTTTGTGACTTCTAAGGTGTTCGCCTTTATTTTTAAATCCATTACCTAACAAGACGCAAATTGTGTAATGCTTCTTTCTCACTGTCTGATACTGTTCCCCCACCATCTTCATCGTACTCAACCCCATCCCTAAGAATTGCTTGGAACTCCTCGTCATATCTGTCCCTGTAAAAATCAATTTGTACTTGAAAAGTATCTTTTCCCTCACCTGTGTTTGGGTCACGCCATTTAGTCAATATTGGATAAATATATTTCCATAATGATAAATAGACGACTGATTGAGTCCATTGAGTAGTTGTTAATTTACTGTTTGTCATTTCAACAGTAGTAATCTTTGTAATATCTTTATATCTAACTTGATGTCTATATCTTTCCCACCATTCTTCACGAATACGTCTCAGTACATCATTTTCTGCAAATTGTAATTGATCGCCAAAGTCCGTAATACCAAAACCTAAAATATCAGGTTGTATCTTTTGCAAATTACTATTTGCGACACCGAACAATGTAGTAGCCATTATTTTTTAGATTTCTTTTTTTTGACTACTTTTTTTTCTACTTTTTTAACTTCTTTAACAGGCTCTTTAGCAACTTTAGTATCTGGTAAATACCAACCACGCATATTAAATCTCTCTACGTTATTGTCGTAATCGTGTTTGTATCTCTCAATCACTTCGCCTTTTTTGTTAAAAAGTTTTACTGTTTCTATACTCATAATTTTTTATATCAAATAAGGGGTGGATTGACCACCCCTATATTGTAAAAGTTAAGCAGCTAGAGTGTCTGCAGTTAATTTAACGCCATATGAATCGTGTAATTCACCTACGCCAAATACAGCAGTTGCCACAATTTCGTCAGCTCTAAGACTTGCGTCACGCTGAGTTTCAATCTTTAGATCTTGCATCATAGCTAGACCTAAAGCGTCTTGTGAAAATACTCCACCGATTGAATCGTCTGATCCGTCTACTGCAATGTTTGAACTTTCAAAGATTTGAACACCAGCAACAGTACCAACAAAACCAGTTCTCATAGCTTCATTAGAAAGATCAGTATCTCTACCAACAAATGTATTTGTTAAAGATTTTTTAACATTAAAAATTTGTTTAGGATGAAATACACCATAGTAAGGTCCAGGTGCTTTGTTTGTTTTAAGTTCAGCCGCACATTCAAATAAATCTTGAACAGTTAATTCGGCACCAGCTCCAGGTCCTTTCTGTGTTGAAAATCCTGTGAATAAAGCAGCTATGTCAGTGTCAATCTTTGTTGCGATTGCTTCACCGAATAATCTACCAATATCACCAGCAACATTTCTTGATGCTGAGTTTCTTGCTAAATCTGTTAATGTTGTCATAACACCAACCTCAGAT